GGGCGATGATGGCAATAGTTCTGCTTCGGAGATGTCGCCAAGCTCAACCTCGATTAACTTTTTCATTGTTTCTCGCCTCCTTCGGCGGGGCGGCTATTCCACATAGCTATCGCTTCATCTATTGAGGTTTCGGTAACTGACTCTGTGTAAAATAGCCATGAGCCAATACAATTGCGCTCACTGTCTTTTTGCCTTAATCGCGAGCAACCAAGACTAAAGAACTCGCCGTGATGATCAGAGTCTTTTTCTAACTTTGCGGGCGATCCACAAAACGGGCACGGCTTTAGTTCACTCATCCTTCCTCTCCCTTCGTTGCCGTAGTGGCTGGGGTAATGCCGTGGGTGATTCGCAATTCGGCGCGAATATCCATCCATAATTTGCCGAGCATGTTCAAGCCGTTTTTATTTGGCCCCCAGCCCCAATAATCATCGCGCCACGAATCCTCTATCAACTCACGGCTGCCTGTCGCCAGCAACTTTTGGCTAACATATTCATGTTGAAGCGCTTTGGCCCAAAGGATATCGCGCATTATGTCGACCTTGACCAAATCCCAATCCGATCGGCGCAGTGCTTTATTCCTTTCCGCTACCTTAAAGGCTTCATGCGCAGATATTGCGAAGCGAATTTCGTATTGAACTTCTGGCCGTCCTGGGAATTTTTCATAGTGGTACGCCGCCTCCGAAGTATCGAAGCGGATTGGCAATCCATCTGGTCCCGGCCAGGATAATGAGAAAGCGCTGAAATTCGACAGCGGATAAAAATCATTTTCGTAAAATAATACCTGCCGATCATTATCCAGTTTATGGTGATCACTCAGCGGCACAGCCTCGGGAACCTTCGGGGCGGTGGTGCGAGCAAGCGCAGTGACTTTATAGCCAAAATCTTTTTCAAAATACTGAGCCTCGTCCTGAGTAGTTAATATTTTTTTATCGACATAAGTTTCTTCTGTTTTTGCTGTGCCTGCGGGTTATCAGTTGGTGCCGATTGAGCCGACGAAAGAAATGAATGCAGCTGGTTATTCAAAAAATTTAGAATTAGGAGGCGGTAAGCGTAATCCAGCGGATACTTATAAAGCCATGCTCGCCGCCGCCCCTCAGCCTGCCGAGGTTGCGGGGGAGCGAAACTATCAGCACGAGGCGAATGAGTGGGCCGATGCAGCAACGAACGGCTTGCAATGGCTGCGCAACGTGCGCGATGGCGTCTCAAAACCGGCCGATGGAATCGCGGAGATGGAGCAAAATATTAAGCGGATACGCGCCGAGTTCAGCACCACCGCCCCGAAGGCGCCCTCTACAGTAACTTGGAAATGCTCAACAAGTAATAAGTGCGATAACTGTGGTCACCATTTGTCGGCGCACGCAGAACAGATTTATTGTCCGAAGGCGCCCGCTAGCAACTACTTCGACGCAGTGAGCCAGCGCGGAGTGGCTGGGGAGGTTGGCAAAGGTGAGCGACCGCAATGGAATTTTACCGCCCGCGTAGCCGATCTAATTCATTTGCTGCAACACGTCGAAATAAAAACACCGACCGTTGGCGATGCCGCGCAAGCAGTTTCAGCAATTAACGATATTAGGACCATGCTAGCCGAGCAGGCCAATTACATCGACGTGTTTAACGGCCTTGCAACTGCGCTACCGAAGGCGCCCGAGGCTGTGCCGCTGAGTGATGAAGAAATTAAGCGGCTTTGGCGCACCTTAGCCACTTACGAGTCACGAACAAAAGACGCGATCGTACTGGCCCGCGCTATTGAAGCCGCCCACGGCATCACCCCAGCCACTACGGGAGAGAAGGAATGAAGCTGAAACAGTTGGTTAAGTTACTGCAATCTAAAAACCAGAACGAAGAAGTTGAATTCGTTGTGGTTAGTAAAGAAGGCGCTATCGTCTGTATGAAGATGGAAAATCAGGCGCAAAAGCTAGTTAAGGTTTTACAGCTATTCCCGAGCGGAGAAAAGAAATGAGCGATGAAGATTTAAAGCCGTGTCCATTCTGTGGCAACTCCGAAATCAGCTCGGGAGAATGTTTAGGCGAAGATCATCTTGGTAGGAAATATAAGCAGACTGGCTGCCAAAAGTGTGGCGCCTTTGGTCCAATCGTTTTTGTGGATGATATTTACGATGATGCCGGATGTGATGCTGCATGGAATAAGCGCGCAGCCACTACGGCAACGAAGGGAGAGGAGGGATGAGTGAACTAAAGCCGTGCCCGTTTTGCAAGTCGAATGATCTAGAAACGCATGAATCAGTTTGCCATTTCAACAGCTGCGATGTAATTCACCCAGCCGTTGTTAGCTGTGAATGCGGCGCAAGTATGATTGCAGATGATCTTGAGGGCGCGATAGAGCTATGGCAGAAAAGAAGGCCTTCGAGGCAAGGATGGAAACGCTTTCGCCCAAGGATAAGGCCGCGGCAATTAATATGCGCCGCCAACAAAAAGAAGCTGATCTACAGCACGCAAGAAATATGGAAGTAGCAAGAGAAGGCAGAAGCCTTAATTTTTGGGGAAACCGATAAATAAATACTATTAGCAAGCCGCTGTGTTGAGCACTACAATTAGCTAACGATGATGGAGCAATGAATATGATTAATTTAGAATTATGGGAATCAGTCAGCCGAACTGACCCAGCATTTACAAAAGCCTACAAAGGCCCTGGCGGCTTTCAAGGCACCGCAGTATCACCAACCTACGTCAACATGAAGGCTACCGAAATATTCGGGCCTGTTGGTATCGGGTGGGGCTGGGAAGTATTAGTGGATCGCTATGACGTTGGCGCGCCCATCCGCGAAAAAGACGGCGAAAACAAAGGCGCTGTTATCTGCCACGCCTCTATGCACGTCCTTAAGATCAAGCTGTGGTATATCCTCAAAGGCTCTCGTGGCGAGGTTGAGCATTATGGCTGCACGCCCTTTGTTTCTGAAACTAAATACGGACCCAATACCGATTTCGAGGCGCCTAAAAAGTCGTTAACGGATGCCATCAAGAAATGCTTGGTGCAGATCGGCTTCGCTGCGGATATCTATATGGGCCTATACGACGATGAGCATTATCTCAACGAGGTATCGGATGCGGCAGCGCTCGAAAGAGCCGAGAACAAAATCGATGAGAAAGCCAAGCAAGATGCAGAATACCGCGAATGGCTGGCCAACAATATTCGTCTTATCGAAACGGCAACCAATCTTAACGAGCTGCAAAAACTCTATTCGTCTGTTATTCGCAAGCTGGATCTGCGCAAGGACGAAGCCGGAAAGCTGAAGGCAACGAAGGCCAAGGATATTCGCAAGGCCGAATTAGCGCCCAATGCGGAGGCGACAGCATGACTGCGCTCTATACCCTTGCCGGCCAGCTAATCGAGCTGCAAAAGCTATCCGATGTGGATAGCGATGTAGTTATTGCCGATACCCTTGATGCCGTTGAGGGTGAGTTCAATAAAAAGGCCGCATCGGGATCAATCTTGCGCTTGTACTTGCGCGCGCGGTCGCCTAGGCCGAGATATTCGTATAAATCAGCATCGCCAACCACCATATGATTTTCCACTTCGCGATGATCCATGTTAGCTCCGCAGCGCCTTTAATACGGTTTCTGTTATATCGCCATATTTGTGCACAAATCTAAATCCAGACAAACCACACGGCGGTCTATATCTGAAATGCTGGACACGAATATTTCCTGCATCGGCGATTCCATATCCCAAGAGCGAATCATTTCGACTATCCTTTGCCGCCCTGATCATTGCTCCATGCAGCTTGCAGCGAATCGTATCGTGTTGCAGCGAGGTGACAGTTATCATTCTTTGCTCCTTCGTTAAAATGGCCGCTTTACCAGCCGGCCTAGTCACTGCACATCGAGACCTGAATGACTCGACATACTCAGATTAAGTTCTAGAAACTCCGTTGTCAACACCATTGACAAAATATATTTTCATGCCCCATAATTACCCCCACAACTTTGGAGATCGATATGAAGTTAGATAGTGTGTTGAAATATTACGGCGGCAAGGATAAAAGCCCCAGAAAGGTAGCTGAAGCTTTGGGTATAACTTCAGCTTGCGTTTATAAATGGATTAAAAAAGGCCGTATTACCGATCAATCGCAAATATTTATAGAGCTGCATTCAGGCGGACGATTCAAGCGAGACAAACAAAAATGACATTTCTCCCCCAAAAACTAACCCTACTCCTGCTGCTATCCTGTGCGGCATGGGTGGCTGTTGTGAAGGTGATAATGTGAAATCGATTTTGACCGAGCAAGAAATCTCAGCATTCCGCCAGCTCAATATCGAGCAAATGAAGCGCGATGAGGATAACTTAAATCGGGCCAAGTGGTTAGTTATTGGCGTTGTGGTATTTTGTGCCGCGGTTATTGTTTATTGCGGGAGGTTTGTATGACCAATATAGCCCTATTCAACTTTTGCGCGGTGGTGGCGTGATGGCGCTTGCTATTGATCTGTGCGCTACCCATAAGACGCATCCTATAGAATACTGCGCATGGCGCGGCATGCGTAAACGCTGTAGAAATCCAAATAATGCTGACTGGGCGCGATATGGTGGTAGAGGTATTTCTATTTGTGAGCGCTGGGATTCATTTGCTAATTTCTTTGCTGATATGGGCTTAAAACCTTCGCCAAAGCATTCGCTAGATCGTATTAACCCAAACGGTAACTATGAGCCTGAAAATTGCCGATGGGCTACGGCAATGGAGCAAGCCAACAATAGGGCGGATAAAAATAAAAAGTTTACTTTAGATGGAATAACTCTTACCCAATCCGAGTGGGCGCGCCGTATTGGGATAACGCGCCATTCATTGCGTGATCGGCTTAATAATGGCTGGACAATCGAAAGGGCCTTAAAAACCCCGCCGATCCGAAGTCGAAATAAAAATAATAAATGACGATATATGGGAGCCTAGCCAATTATGTATAGACAATCCGCCCTATGGCGCTCAGAGAGGAAGTAGCTATGTCGATTTATTCAACACCCTTTGGCCCAACGATCCTGACCGGCAAGGATGCTGATGCGTTCGAGGCGCAGATAGCCGACTCAAAGCCAAACCCTCTGGCACAAGCTTCGATCGAGCGTGGCAGGGCTGCTTTAATCAGCATGGCGCGCAAAGGCCTATTACCCGAAACACCGCACCAGAAGGCCATTAGAATGGCTAGAAACGAGTTTGAGGCAGAACAACGAGTCTGCCCACCCCGCAGCCCTAGGGCATAGGAGGAAGTATGGAAAATGTAGCACCATTTTTTGACGGAGATAAGCGAATGGAAAAGCTTATAGACGATCTTAACGAGGTTATCGAAGGCGCTGGTGATCGCGGCTATACGACAGCTGCAATAATTGGCTGTTTGGATATTGTTAAGGCTCAAATGCTACGCGACGTCATCGGTTATGAAGGCTAAACGCCGTCGCCTTATCCGGAAGCATCGCCGTTTAAATTCGGCTCGATTGCGCACCGGCAAACAAATTGTTAGGCATCGCTGCAAGTCTGGCCGCACCGGTAGCGCACACTCAAAGAAGATTAAATCTCAAAAGCAGCCCAAGAAAGCTGTCTAAACCCCACAGGACCGCTTTACAGCCCGACTAGGCGCAAACCAATGGCAGAGTGAGGGTAAGCGATAAAATCGATTCTAGGATCATTGATAGCACGCCAGCGCCATCAACAAAGCATTAACCTGAAATCGGTAGCCATTTTCCTGCCACCAAAACGGATCATATCGAAGTGGGATAAAATGGCTCATAAATCACCTTTGATTAGTCCCCGCTTATTCACCATCATGCGCCCTGTTTACAAGAGTGAGAATCTCGGTCCGCTGAAAGAACTAAAGACGGACGGTAACGCTAATGGCATTCCGAACGGGTGCGGAGCGATTAGCTAGGTTGGCGGATAATTGGGTTCTGGCTGATCGAACAGGACAACGCTAGACCCAGGCTCGGTAATTGCAAGAGCGCATGCCACTTCATTAGCTAACGTGTTGTTTTCAAACAATTCCCAGGTTTTTATACTTCCGCCATTGCCTGCTTCCTCGTAACGAGTAATGACAAAGCGGGATACTTTACGAACGCGGTATTCAATCATTTCGATCTCCGGCCCACGCATGGGCTAAGTAGTGAGGTGGCGCCGGTTCCCGCTCGGACTGGTTCCGGCTTCAGGGTGATTACGCTTACCGTTCTGCGGGGCGCCGAGTTTCCCTGTGTATGTCATCTCTGGATTACCGATGCTGCGGTTTCCGAACGGTCGGCACCATTCCTCATAACGCTCTAGCAGCTTAGCTTCGATGGCGCTTTCGTATGACGTCTGCCACTGGGGCCGTACTCCTGGCGCCATCGCCCAACCATTATAGATCATCCATCCCTCAGCGCAAATAGGACACCATCAAAACTATTTCTCGATTGCGCTTGACGGATAGCCCTGCATATTTAATGTATGAATGCTAAATCTAAACGCATTCAACAAATAAATGTTGATTAGAATGGCCGAGGTTGTATTATTGATGGGCAATAAAAAGGCCCAGAGATTTTTAGTCTGCTGGGCCTAGTACTCCACTGGAATTCTCTGGCTTGGCCGCTCGGGGAAAGTGGAGTGAGAAGATTATCTCTTACTCCCTCTCCGTTAGTCAATCCCTCCAGTCTAGTGCGCCATTGCCGGCGTTTCTATCGGTTTCCCGTGCATGATGCAAAAGCAAAACCCGCTATCAATGGAGTTATCTTCAATTTGAGCAAATGTCTTAGCGGACCTTGGACCAGGAATAAACAGCGGTTTAGTGGGCACCAATAGCAATTAGATTGGGGTGCGGGGTGGAACCGTTCCGACATACGGTTGGCTGATACACGCTAAGGCAGCCCTAGAATGGAGTTAACGGTGAAACGAGGTTTGGTGCCTAGGTGCCCCAAGCGGTCAGAAGATTATTATGGGAATCTATTATGCAACTTAAATTAGTTAGTGATGAGCCGGATGATTCAATTGTTAATGCCTGTGTTGAGTTGTTTGCCGGCCTGGAATTACTTGATCTGGACTGTAAGATTGAAACGATAAACCGTATTCGAGCAGCCCTGGTGGAACACAGCCCATTCAAGTCAGAGCCCGTTGACTTTGTGCGCTGGATTAAATCTGATCAAGTCACGGCAAATGATTACAACCCAAACTCTGTGGCTCCGCCAGAAATGAAGCTGTTAGAGCGATCCATATCCGAGGATGGCTATACGCAGCCGATCGTATCCTGGCAGCGGGAGGATGTATTCGAGGTAGTCGATGGCTTTCACCGCCACCGAGTCGGAAAGGAAAGCGATATTGTTCGCGAGCGTGTACACGGTTATTTGCCTGCTGTTGTGATTAACGCTAGCCGCGAGGACAAGGGCGACCGTATGGCCTCCACGATTCGCCACAACAGGGCTAGGGGCGAGCACCGCGTCGATAGTATGGCTGACATCGTTGTCGAGCTTAAACGGCGATTCTGGAGCGATGAGAAGATCGCGAAGGAGTTGGGTATGGAGCCTGACGAAGTATTGCGGCTTACGCAGGTGACTGGCCTTGCTGGATTGTTCGCAGATCGCGAGTTTTCGGAGGCTTGGGAAGCTGAAACACTAGGGGATATTCAAAACGATGAACAATCTGAATCCGCCGAGTTATGAGATATGGCATCCGTATTGGCTTTGGGAAGAAATGAGCCATAACATGTGGGGATGCGTAAAAGATAGGGAGAGCTGGCTGCATAAGGCGATTGAGTTTACCGGCGATCATAATTTGTATGGCGAATGGATGATTAAGGTGGCGGACTTGTGGCGATATTCATGCGAGCACAACTTAACGAAAACGGATACCAATCGAAAAGCGTGGATAGGTCACGCAGCTGTAGCGATGGCGATTCAGTGCCCGGAAGATATAGTAAGGCTGGCATGGGCAAAGCTAACAAAACAACAGCAAGATTTAGCAAATGCAGCGGCACAAAACGCTATTGATTATTGGGAGTCTAAAAATGCCAAAAATTAAATTAGGTAAAGATGTTTTGTCGGCAGCAAAAGAGCGCATTGAATGGACGTTCGATAATTTCCCGCGCATTTATTGCAGTTTTTCAGGCGGCAAAGATTCAGGGGTTATGGTTCATCTAGTTTGTGAAGAGGCCAGGAAAAGAGGGCGCAAGATTGGCTTGTTCTTTTTAGACTGGGAAGCCCAATTCACTCATACCATAGAATTTGCCGAATCCATATTCAAAGAATACGCCGATTGCGCAGAACCTTATTGGTTTGCCGTTCCGATTAAAACCTGGAATGCCTGCTCGATGTACGAACCGGAATGGACGGCATGGGATGAAGGAAAAAATAACTTATGGGTGCGCGATAAAAGCCCGCTTAGTATTCAGGATACCGCTAGCATCCCATTTTGGTACGATGGCATTATGTTTGAGGAATTTGTTCCGACATTCGGTCAATGGTATGCGCAAGGTGAATTGTGCGCATCGTTTGTTGGTATTCGCACGCAAGAGAGCCTGAATCGATTTAGGGCAATCGCTAGAGATAAGCCGACCTACCAGGACAAAATGTATACGACTAACGTGGTGGAAAACCTATGGAATGTTTACCCAATTTACGATTGGCAAACAGAAGACATTTGGACATATCACGGAAAGACTGGAAAGCAATATAACAAGCTATATGACCGAATGCACCAAGCCGGCCTATCAATTCACCAGCAGCGAATTTGTGAGCCATTTGGCGATGAATCGCGCAAGGGCTTATGGTTATATCAAGTTATCGAACCGCTGATTTGGTCTAAAGTAGTTTTGCGAGTCAATGGCGCCAATACGGGAAAAATGTACAGCAACTCGAAAGGTAATGTAATGGGAAATCATACAATTACATTACCGGAAGGCCATACATGGGAAAGTTTTGCGCTGAGCCTTTTACAAAGTACGCCGCCAAAAACAGCAAACCACTATAAAAATAAGATAGCTGTTTATATCAATTGGTGGAAGGCGCGCGGCTACGCAGACGGGATACCGGATCAATCGGACCTAAAGATCGAGAATGCGGGGAAAGCTCCGAGCTGGCGACGCATTTGTAAGACGCTGCTCAAAAACGATTACTGGTGTAAATACCTTGGATTTAGCCCAACAAAAACTAGCGCTTATGAGAAATATACTGATCTTATGAATCGGCGTAGAAAGAATTGGGGGATATTTTCGGAGGGCTTGAGTTAATGCGCGGCTCCTTCTTCGAGAACAACAAAGTAGGCGATCAGGTCAATGCGCTGAGGCTTGCGGTAATGCAGCTGTCTCTAGCTGGCTATGTCGTTCTGGAAACCCACACCAAGAGCCGCAACGAGCAGGCGAGCATTATGATCGATAGGCCTTACGAGGAGTGCAGCTACGAGGTCAGTTATGTAGCGGAAAAGAAATTTGGCTTTTGTGTTCGGTGGGGCGCAAGGCTATATTGGGAGATTTCATAATGCCCAGGGAGAAGGTATCAAGAGAAGATGCTCTTTCGCAGATAAAGTCTATTGTTCAATACTGCGAAGATACTGGAGACTTTATTTGGATAAAGCATAGAGTTATAAAAATGCGCGGACAGGTATGCGGTAGTCTTTATGCGTATCGTGGAAAGCTATATAGAAAGATATGGATATTGGGCCATCAATTTATGGCTCACAGACTAGTATGGTTTTATTTTTATGGGAAGTCGCCTGTTAATGGGCTAGATCATATTGATGGGGACTCGCTAAATAACAGGATTGAAAATTTACGAGATGTTAGTCAGCAGGAAAATACTAGAAATGCGCGACTAAGCAAGAGAAATAATTCTGGCAAGACTGGGGTTACATGGCATAAGAAATATAAAAAATGGCATGCTTATATTGGCGTAAATTTGAAGCTTATAGATTTGGGTTTGTTCACTGATCTAAACGAGGCAATTTCTGTGAGGCGTGACGCCGAAATAAAGTATGGATTTCATCAAAATCATGGAAAAGAAAAGGTATGGAGCTGTCTTACCAACAATAGCAAAAACCTATCACCACAGCCAGACCCATAAAAAAATACCGCTTTACCGTAGAGCACTACCGAACTATAGTTACATCATCGAAACGCAAACAGGGGTAGGACGAGATGTTTAGCAACCTGGAAGACGCACGAAAAGCACTAAAAC